CGGCAGCCAGCGCCCCTGCAGGATGCTGGCCGCTGGCCGTGGCGGCGCTGGCGGCCATGAGCCGTCTGGTGGCGTGGCTCAAACGGTATGACAACGACTTGAAGGGGAAAGGAGGCGAGGCATGATGACGATGCTGGTAAAAGTGGATAACCACTTCTGCGCCCAGTCGGAGGCGGATGTGCAGTTCATCATGCAGAACCTCACGGACGCGATGGATGGCACGGTGATAGCCAACACCGACATGTTGATGCTCTCAGGCATGACAGAGTCGCTTGTGGAGCAGGATGCGGTCAGATGCGTCACGCTAAGCAGGGATGACAGCTGCGGCTACACACTCACGGTGAGATACCGTGCAGGCGTGGGCGCGCGCACAGTGATAACAGTGTCGTGGATGAATGAGGATGCAGGCGCCTCTATGATTGAGGACATTCAGAAGTCGCTCCTCGCCGCCGGCCTTGTTGAGATAATCGCCTTCCGTGGCGTGGCAGGAAAGGAGGCTGTGTATGGCGGAGACTGATGATGCTGTGAGGAAGTGGCTCAACTCTCTCGAGGAGCGCGAGCGCAACATGGCGGAGCTGCTCGACTCTTACTTCACGTTCCGCAGCAGCCTCCCCGGCACTGACGGCTTGAAGATGACAGCCGACCCGAAGACGACCGAGGACATACGCGACGATCTCCAGGACATGATGAATGTTCCGGCGGACTTCATCTTCACCTACATGCGCAAGCACGGCTTCGGATTCACCACGGGACAGGACGGCTCTGTGAGGTGGGCAGTCTGGAGATTGCCTGTCTGATCAAGAATGAAGAGTGAAGGATATTGCCCGCAAGGCCATATGTCCTTCGCTCTTCATTCTTCACTTATGGCCTTATAGCCCCAGCCGTATTTTTCTTTTGCATGGTGTCTCCTTACCTTTGCGGCGTATTTCAGCAAAGACAGCCATGAACCTGCTTACTACATTCCCCTCAAAGGTGTTCTCAAGCCAAGTGCCCGATGTGGAGCTTGCCACTGAGGCGACACGTGTGCATGCGGTGATAAGCTTCGGCGGCACGCAGATATATGAGGAGAACCTTTATCCGGACACAGGCGGCGCAATCACCATTGGCGAGCTGCCTGAGCTTGTGACGCCCTACGCAAGGCAGCGGCTTGTGGCAGCCCTCACGGTCACGCTGACCGAGCAGACCGTAACCGCGGACAGCGGGGGAGCGGAGACTGTCACTGACGGCACGCCGCTCACGCTGGAGACCACGGCGGTGTATTGCGCGGCGGAGGTGGAAGCGTCAGCCGATGAGTTCTGCGCCTCGCATTTCCTCTCAAGGCTCCTGGGCGCCAAGCTCACGGCCGTGGGGAGGCTGGAGTACCTGCACTATGACGGCACGGCGGAAGCCACCGCCACGGCATACTACGCAGACGGCACGACAGCAACGTTCACCTGCGCAAAGACAGGCGGCAACGACAGCTACTCGACTGTGGACGTGTCGCCGCAGAACTTCACCGCCGAAGGCAAGACGCTCTGCCGCTATGTGGTCACGGCAGAGAGCCGCACGCAAACGTTCGACATAGACTTCAGCGCCCCAGTGCTGCTCTTCACCAACAGCTTCGGCTGCCAGGAGCTGGCATACTGCACAGGCGAGCACAAGGTGAGCCCCGAAATAAAATGGAACACTGCCTACATAAAGGGCGAGCTGCGCAGCTACAGCATGGAGGAGACGCGCACCTTCGAGGCCGACACGGGCGTGCTGACATTCCCCATGGCCGACTGGCTGAGCGACCTCATGCGCTCTGATGAGATATACATCGTGAACTTCATCAACGGCAGCCCGACAGTGGGGCGCAGGGTCACGCTGACCGACCAGAAGAGCGAGTACGGCAACGCCGATGACGAGATGCCGCGCTTCACCTTCAGCTACCGCTACGCGCGGCGCAACCAAAACGTGATAGACACGCGGCGTGGCGGCAGGATATTCGACAACACGTTTGACTTCACGTTCAATTAGTTATGAGGCATGAGATGAAAGTCATCCACCACTCCGAGATGCTGCGCCTGATGAACCGCGCCCTGATGAACCGGCAGCAGGTGTCGTTCAAGGCGTGGAAGGTGGGGCGCGGCAAGAGCGACCCCGAAGCCGGGGCGTTGAAGACATACGACCACGTGTACCTCACATCGCACTCGAAGACGGGCAGCTACCGCACGCTTGACCCTCTGGCCGAGAGCGAGGACATGAAGCGGCGCAACGTGTGCGAGGCTCTTATATGCGAGTTCATGGGAAAGAGGGTCATATGGTAGCCCCTCCCTGACTTTCCCCTCCGCAGGGAGGGAATAACCGTTACACCTTATATATATGGAAAGAGAAGAATACGAAATGATACAGACCGGCCGGCAGGGCAAGTGGCAGAAGTACCTCCTCTGCCCCGCGTCAGTGGCAGGAGGCTGCACAAACCTCGCATCGGTGAACGAGCAGTACGGCGAAGACTCGCGGACAATGTTCGATGACGATGACGAGGTGGGCGACGTGCCCGCGATACAGATAGAGATAGGCGGGCGGCAGTACAGCTACGTCCCGTGGGGCGATGACGATGACACGCCGCTGAAGGTGCGCCGGCTGATGGGCGGCAACATGGTTACGGCGCAGGGCATGGCTTTCGACATCTTGGCGTGCTACGGCCAGGGGCTTCGCTTCGTCAGCCGCGACAGTGAGCGCAAGGACACCGATGACGCCGACATACGGCGGTTCTGCCTCAAGAACTCGCTGCACGAGTGCTTCATGGAGCAGGCGACGGACATGAAATACTACTTCTTCACCGTGACCGAGATAATACTGAACCGCGAGCAGACACGGATAGTGCGTGTGAAGCACCTGGACTCGTGCTTCTGCCGCTTCGAGAAGAAGCAGGACGGCAGGATGGGGCACGTGTTCTACGGCGACTTCCGCGACGGAGGCCAGCCCACGCAAGCCGTGGCGATCCCTTTACTTGACCCCATAGACCCGTTGGGCGACCTGCGCGTAAGGCTCGGACTTGACACCGACCCTGACACGGGCCGCAGGCGCAAGGCTGAAAGGCAGTGGAAGTACGCCATACTCTGCCGTATGCCCACGCCCGGCTGCCGCTACTACCCCACACCTTATTACATGTCCATCTTCCGCGACAACTGGTATGACATATACAAGCTGATAGGACTGGGCAAGAAGTACATGATAAAGAACACCTCCGCGCCGCGCGTGCAGATAGAGGTGCACGAGGACTACTGGCAGAACGTGTGCGACTATGAGGGCATCATGGACGAACAGGCGCGCAAGGCGCGCATCGACCAGGAGCACCAGAACCTCATAGACTTCGTGTGCGGCCCTGAGAACGCCGGCAAGGCGATGGTGTCAAACTACTACATCGACCCCAACGGCAAGGAGAACCGCATGGTGCGCATAGTGAACCTGTCCGAGGGGCACAAGGAAGGCGGCGACTGGGCTGACGACATGCAGGAGGCCAGCAACGCCCTCTGCTTCGCCCTCGGCGTGCACCCCAACCTGATAGGGGCAACGCCGGGCAAGAGCCAGATGAACAACTCAGGCTCGGACAAGCGCGAGCTGTTCACACTGAAACAGGCCACAGAGAAACCCTTCCACGACATCATGGCCAAGCCGTGGCACGTCATCCTCCACTTCAACGGCTGGGCGGAGAAGTGCACGGTGGACGTGCCGATGATAGAGCTGACCACGCTCGACAAGAACACCAGCCAGCAGAAAGTGAGCGTGAGCAATGAGGAAACAAAGGAAGAATAACTATGGACATAACGAAAGAAGAATTTGAGGGCGTCATCAACGTGGCCACATCGTCGCAGATGCAGGTTTACGGGAAAGTGAGGCCATCCCTGTCGGAAGCCTCAGAGCGTTGCGCCGAGGAAATATTCGGCGGTATGACGACCACTGACTTGCAGATTGAGACGGAGGCGAAAGCCTTTGTCTGCATTGACGCTTTCCTCTCCGTGCTGCGGCAGCTTGACCTTGTGCTCACGCCGACAGGCTTCGGCGTGGTGGCCAACAACACCACGTCGCCGGCGAGCAAGGAGCGTGTCAACGCGCTGGAGCAGCAACTGCTGCTTGAGCGTGAGCGCCGCTTCGGGCGGCTTCTTCAGCTGCTCCCGAAAGTCAACGGCTGGGGCGACACCACAGCCGCCACGCGCTGCATAAGGACGCTTTACTACGACATACACTTCTAT